CCCAGTTACGATTGTTGTTGGCATTTGTTCTCCTAGTTTTCTTGTTTGTAGTAAGTGCTCACGTCAATATCCGAAATAAGTAAATTACTCGAACCTAACGCAACGATCGACGGACGCGATACGTCGCCGACAATATATCCCGACGGAATAGCCGCGAGAATCTGTATTACTAGCTTCTCGAGATTGTCGAGAGCGCCCGCGTTATTGTTATACGCGACGGCGGCTGAGATTGTGAAATTGATTTTTAATTGAATTGAGCTACTGATTAGCGTCGTTTCTAAGTATGGAGTACCCGGCACGATGATCGCAGCGGGCGGAATTACCGCCTCGGGTACTGACTCATAGACCGACGCCGTTACGCCAGCGAGAGCGGTCGCTAGTGGCGCACGAACGTTAGCCTGAATACTGGTTGGCATTATTGACCCATAGTTTCGACGTCAATAAATGGAGCTAGTAAGCCCACTACGCGATTTTGTAATGATCGACCGAGTACGAACGGGCTCGGATTGAAGTCAACCTGTGCCGAAGTGTTGCCCGGAGCTGTGATCGACTGAAACACTTCGACTGATACGACTAATATCGCCGACTTTACAGGCGCTACGCCTGAATATAAATCCTCGGCTGTTGAGCCATTAAGTACCGCTAGTCCAGCGGGAATCTTAGGTGTAAAGATTTGATCTGGTGCTGCTGTTGCGGTCGTAAATATGTAAGGCGCGATTCTGTGATCGTTAACTGTAACTGTTAAATCAAACGCGGCTCCGCAACCTGAAATGATTACAGCTTGACCCGGAACGAAATAGTTAATTCGTTGAGTCGTATAAAACGCCATGCCGTCTTTGACTTCGATCCCTGTAACCGCTGACTGGTATCCAGTTAGTAACGGCAAGATCGCACCCTCAGCACTTGCGATCATAAGATCAAGATAAGCGTCAGAGTAAAGAGAAACGCTAACGCCTAGCACGTCACGAAGTTCCGTAGCTGTAACTATTGGCATTAGCGTTCCTCTCTGTATTCTGCTCGGTCGCCTCGGGAGCGAAACGACCGATGATTATTTATTTAGACTTGGTTCCAGCAAGCGCCGAATGGAATCTTAGGAGCGATTGCAGCGTAACCATAATAAAGAATGTCAATGGTTCCGTCTGAGTTTACGTTAGTGCGCAGCTCAAAACGTGGGGACTCATACCATGTCCACGCGTCTGGGTTAACTACGACCATTGAGTTATCGCCTACAGATGTAGTCGCGCCAGCGTTTCCGATTGAACGTGAAACGAACAGATTTAGACCCGGTGAAACTACGCCGCGAAGTGAATCGCCGCGAACATTTCCAGCCGCGTTTGATGGCTGTGCCGCATTGTAAAGAGGTGCGCCATTGTCGTTATAACCCATGATATTAGTCCATTGTCCCGGGCTAACTACTAGGTTACGAGCGAAGCCTAGTGACGATGAATAAACAGCGCCCGCAGCTTGTGAAGTGTAAGCAAGGAATCCCGCAGCTGTATTAGCGTTAACGCCTGTTGATTGACCAGCGCCGACGATTGTACCTGTTGCGAATTCGTCTGTGACCTTAGCGTACGCAAATTCAAGATTCTGAAGGAGCGCTGTAAGGTATGAAGGATCTGACCTGTCGATGAGCTCAATAGTGCTTATCGCACGACCCTTGAAGGACTGTACGGGAACGCTGATATAAGTCGCGCTCAGATTTGATTCTGTAATTACGCCATTTTCTGCGATGTTTGCGACTGTTGGGACAGCTGTAACTTTTGGTAGCTCGAAAGTCATGCCTGTTGCACTAAGCGCTTCGCGAGATAGTGCGTCGATCATGCCACGATCAGCATTAGCTAGTGCGTTGATAACTGTGCGGCTCTGAGGTGTTGGAACCATGCCCGGAGCTGTTGATGTTGTGTTATCGGCAGCCTTGACATACTGGCGAGCGTCCTCGTCGTGTAGAACTGACGCCTTGAGTGAATACTGTAAATAAGAAACCTTATCGACAATAGGTGAACGTGGCGCTGTGTACGCCATTGGAACGTGCTTTGACGCTTCTACCGATGTCTCGGCAGGAGCGGTTTCGGTAGTGTCTGACACTTCGTCTCCTTCTGTTGTTGGATTTGTTTCTTCTGTTTCCTCATCTAAGGGATCAGAATTTTCATCTGTTGATTTCATTTCCTCTTTGTCCTTGTCCTCGTCGTCCATGCCATCTTGACTCGCAGCTACGCTAGAAACGCGCGCGCTGTCGATGGCGGGCTCTGAAACTAAAGACACTTCATCGAGCGATCCTTTTGCTACTACTAACACGCCATCTACGAAATCGTGTGCGTTAACTTTAACGCCGACACTAAATCCATCGCGCAAACCTGTGGCTGCCTCTATGAGTGCGTCGTTGCCCGCTGTTGTTTCCGCGATCTTAAATGTCGCGTCAATTCCCTGTTCGGTTGCGGTCATAGATAGAACCTTTCCGATTGGTCGAGTGCGATCGTGTTCAAGTAATAATTTAACGTTCTTAGTTGCAATAGATTCTGGCTTAAACGTCGTAAGTCCTGCGGACGTTGATCCAGTTTCGTTCCATGTTACGACGCGTCCGGTAATAGTGCGAGATTCGCTATCGGCTGACGTAATTGTTAGCGGCATATTTAGCTTCATTTGATCATTTCCTCAGCTTGTCGGATTTCCTCGACGCTGATTGCGCCGATTTCAAATAATGTTTTGTAAATTGCTACGCGTTCCGCTTCACTTCCACGCAAGTAATCCTCTAAACGGAAATTGACTGTCTGTGATGATGGAACGAAGTCCGGCATAGATAAACGAGTGGAAATCGAAGTCATTAACGGGATCAAGCTAAAATCTAAAAGGGTTTTTCGTGTGACATTGGCGTTGGAGTACGTCATGCTGGATCCAGTTTCCGCGTCAACGTAGAATGCCGGAATTCCGATCGCCCTCGCACATTCGGTTGCTATGTAGGAACGGGCTGCCGCGAGCTGTAATTTTTCCGGGTCGAAGCCGACTGTTTGTAATTCTACGTCCGCATTAAGAAACGCGGTTGAACGATTACGTCGAGCAACGCCCCATGAATCAAGTAATTTAGCAATTCGATCAGCTGGTAACGCTGTTCCGTTTGATTTTAATACCATTGACGGAACAGGTTCGCGAGCATAGTTAGCAGCTGCTCGCTCAAGTTCCGCACCGGTGCGAATTGTGCGACCAGCGCGATTTAATAATCCTTCGTCATTTCCGTAAAAAACAATTAGCGATCCGACGCCCGATTCGGGAATTTGTTTTCCGTCGATCGTGTAATACATGACTTCGGTTCCGTTAGCGTTTAAAAATACGCCGACGCGTGTTGGGACAATTCGTTGAACGGAACGAATTCGCATAGTGTCGGCAAAGAGTTCGGTTATTTGCCAATAGGCGTAACCATAAAATAATAAATCCTCAGCTGTCCAGACATAAGTTGCGCTACCCGGAACGCGTGGATCGGGATCACGAATTACGCGGGGCGCTGGCACTTCGAGCCCCGTCGTGTTGTCCCGGAGTTGCAACCCTATTGAAGCTATGGACGAGCAAATAATCCCGCGAGCACGTGCGATCGTAGGAACGCTCATAGCTTCCTCGCGCGTAGCCTGAGTAGCGCCACCGTTAAAGGTATAGATCGAGTCCAAAGCGAATACAGGTGAAACGGAAGCCTCGATGTCGCTATTTTGGAGCGGCGTTACAGCTTCCACCTTTGACGCAAATAAATCACGAATACCCATGCGCGAATTGTGTCAGGCGTATATCACTAACCTGTCATTATATCGAAGTCCATCTCTGGGCGTGTCGCGAAGTGAGTTACGAGAGCTGTCGCCACGCAAGCGGACACAAATGCCTGTGACGCTCTCCTTCCTATAACCCAGCCGCCGTCGCCGCGCTTTAATTGAACAGCCGAAAGGATTTGCTTAGTTAAATCTGATTGCCCTCGATGGCGAAGCCGCCCTGAGTTAATAGCACCCAATAGTTCGTCGCAAGCTTGCGGGTAAACGCCGTCCATGTCAAAGATCGGAATACCAGCGGGCTGGAATCTTGCAGCTACCGCGCCGCTAGTTCGCCTTGAATAAAGCAAATACTCGAGCGGATACTTACGACAGTATTTAGCCGCTTCGTTAGCGATCTCTCGATCGTCGAGTTGAACGGAATTTTCCCATGTATGTAGCAGCTTTACGACGAAGCGCTCGTCGCCTAATTTTTGAGCTCCGACTAACGCACAGAATTTGCGATCCGGTGAAATATCTAGCGCAAGCCATGTCAGCTTCTCCGGGTCGAGATCAACGCTTTCATCGTGGCAATTATTCCACTCGTTCGCCCCAATAACGCTTGAGATAGTTTGAACCCAGCGACATAAGACTTCGGTTTGTACGACTTCGGGCGGATCGTTAAGTACCGCCTGTATGTTGTCGATGTTAATTGTGTGACCGATGGCTGGATTGGCAGCGAGCCAATTTGACTCGAGCTGAATATCGTCCGTCGGTGCGCTCCACTCAAAATAACCGATGTCATCGTCCGCTCCAGCAGCCGCAGCTAATCCACGTTCTCGGAACGCATTTAGAACGACCGAGTGAGAGTCGCCCGCGTTCGTGTAGCTCATAATCATAGGATTCTTAGCAGCCATCAAGGTATAACGCAACGACGCATAAGATTCTAAATCTTTCATCTCTCGAAGCTCGTCTAAGTGGATTGCCGATGGCGCGGACACGCCTCGAGCAGCTGAGCCGCCAGCCTTTACGATGAATCGGTTAATTTGTCCGGTAGTACCTTTGACTTCGATTTCCTCTGAGCCATGACTCCACCTAATCCGCTGTACGCGCTTAGATAGCATTTCCGAACTCTCAATTAGGTTAACCAGCTGCCTAAATTGCTCTAGCGATGTTGCTAATCTATGAGCTGAGCCGATTTGTAGTGGCTCGTCCCATAAGAATAAGCCGCCTAAGATTCGGATTTGCTGGAGAAAACTCTTACCATTTTGACGCGCTACGACTATGCAATTAGTCGGAGTAGCCCAGCGTCCGTCGGGTTTGTATTTGTGCGTGTGCTCTAGCGCAAATTTTTGCCATGGCATTAGCCCGTCTGGGAGTATCTCAGCTGCTAAATCTATGAGATCGAAACCACTAGATGGTAAATCATTGAGCTGAGTGTGGATTCTAGGCGTTGGATTGCCATAAGTGACAGCTGATGACGGCGGTAAAACCGATAGCAGCCGATCTGAGCCTATGTCGTCGGGTAGTTGACCGATTATGACCTGATCGA